AGGAGTTGTTCAAGTATTGTGATGGAAATAGATAAACAAATAAAGTTAGGACACTTATTGTTATCTGATAGAGTTTGTAGAATTTGTGGGGAAGAAAAAAATTTAATTGAGGGTTTTTATAGAACTCATAAAGATAGAGGCCCTGTTGCATCTTCTTATTCTTATGAATGTAAAGTATGCACTATTCAAAGAATAGTGAGAACCAGAAGAAAAGATAATCCTTTTTCAGAGTGGAACTACCCTGATTGGTAATTGTTCACGGCATGTTTCCCCGTCGAAAATGTCAAAAACAATAAATATTTTTAGATAAATCAGAGTATTTCGGAGAAGAATATGGCGACTCCTCAATTATCTCCTGGAGTAGTGGTTAGGGAGGTTGACCTAACTGTAGGAAGAGCAGATAACGTATTAGCTAATATCGGTGCTTTAGCAGGGCCATTCCAAATTGGACCTGTAGAAGAAGCAATCGACATTAGCACAGAGCAAGATTTAATTAATGCTTACGGTAAACCCCTATCAACCGATAGGCAGTATGAGTATTGGATGAGTGCATCATCCTTTCTTTCATATGGTGGTATCCTTAAAGTTGCAAGAGTTGATGGTGCAAACCTCAATAATGCAAACGCAGGTGCTCCGATTGGAGGTGTAGGTATTGCATCTACTAACTCAGCAAAGATTAAAAACTTTGATGATTATAATGCCAACTACACTGATATAACGAGTGGTTGGACATATGCTGCTAAGAATCCAGGTACATGGGCTAATGGATTAAAAGTCTGTACCATTGATGATATGGCAGATCAGATTATCGGTATTACAACGACTAATCTAGGTGCTCTTGGATATAGTATAGGATTAGGTGTTACTGCTGCGTATAGCGGAACTGAAGTTGGGGTAGGAACTACTGCCACAGCAAATGGATATGTTAAAGGTATTATTACTGGAGTCTCCACTGATAGCACAAACGGTAACAGTACAATCGATGTTAAGGTTGTTTCAAGGGTGAAACAAACTGGTGCTACAATCGGTACAGAAACTTACATTGATTATAGTGAATTTGATTCTAAGTCATCATTTACTAGTGGTGTAACGGTCATACCTGTAAACAGTGCTGGTATTAACACTGACGCTGGTTCAGGTAAATTAGGATATACGAATGTAGGAGTCGCTCAGAGTGTTAAAGATTGGTATAATGAACAGACTTTAGGACTTGATAATAGTGTAATTTATTGGAAACAAGTGGCATCTAAACCACTTACTAACCAGTATAGTGTAGACAGAAGCGGCCAAAACGATGCGATGCATGTGGTCGTGGTAGATGATTCAGGTTCATTAACAGGTGTTCAGGGTAGTATTCTTGAAAGGAATATTTCAATATCCAAAGCATCCGATGCAATATCTGCTGTTGCTTCTCCTATAAGACTTTACTATAAGGACTATCTTGCTCAGAATAGTGAAAATCTATATGCAGGATGGAACCCATCATCAGCGGCTGACAACTATTTCGAGACAGAACCAAGAGCAACTGGATTTACAACCACTTCTGGTGTTAAGTCTAGTTCGTTTACTGCAATCGGAGTCGCTGGAGGAATCTGGGGACAAGATGCTCAAGGAGTTATCTTTAATGCTCTAGGTGCTGTAACTTATCCTTTAGGTGGTGGTGTTAACTACGCTGCTACTGGTGCTAATGGTCAGTTTAAAGCAAATCTAGGAGATCTCTCTGCTGCTTATGACTTATTTGAAAATAAAGATGAGACAGATGTTAACTACTTAATAATGGGGCCAGGATGTGGTGCTAAAGATGAGTCACAGGCAAAAGCAAATAAACTTATTGCAATCGCAGAGGAAAGAAAAGACTGTGTTGCAGTTATTTCTCCTCATTATAATGATGTGGTGGATGTAACAAGCACTGCAGATCAAACAAATAATGTAATTGAATTCTTTGCTCCTGTATCCTCATCATCTTATGCAATATTTGATTCGGGATATAAGTACACATATGATCGTTTTAATAATCAATTCCGTTATATTCCTACCAATCCAGATATTGCTGGATTGATGGTAAGGACGGATATTGAACAGTATCCTTGGTTCTCACCTGCTGGTCAGCAACGAGGAATTTTGAATAATGCAATCAAACTTGCATACAATCCTACTAAGTCTCAAAGAGATCTTCTTTATGAGGCAAGAATTAACTCTGTAATTAATCAACCTGGAACAGGTGTTCTTCTTTATGGAGATAAGACAGGATTAAATTATGCATCTGCATTTGATAGGATTAACGTTCGTCGTTTATTCCTTACAGTTGAGAAAGCACTTGAGAGAAGTGCTCAGGCACAACTCTTTGAGTTCAATGATGAAATTACTCGTGCAAACTTTGTTAACATCGTTGAACCTTACTTGAGAGATGTTCAGGCTAAGAGAGGATTGGTTGACTTTAGAGTCATTTGTGATGAATCTAATAACACTCCTAGTGTGGTCGATAATAATGAATTCCGTGCAGACATCTTCTTGAAACCAACCAAATCTATTAATTATGTAACACTATCCTTCGTTGCTACCAGAACTGGAGTCAGTTTTGAAGAAGTAGCAGGAAGAGTTTAACCTTTATAATTAATTACATAGGAGAAATTAACCAATGGCCAGTTTAAAAACCATTACCCAATTTAAGTCGAGACTTGCTGGTGGCGGTGCTCGTCCTAATCTGTTTGAAGTCAACATTAATGACTTCAAATTTGCAGATGCTTGGGATAACGAAACTTTTCAGTTTCTTTGTAAAGCTGCTGCACTTCCAGCATCAACTATTAGCCCTGTAGAAATTCCTTTTAGAGGAAGAATTTTAAAAGTTGCTGGAGACAGAACTTTTGATACATGGGCAGTCACCGTTATTAATGATGAGGACTTTAAATTAAGAACCTCATTTGAACAGTGGATGAATGGAATTAGTAAGTTAAGTGATGCAAGTGGAGCAACCACTCCTAATTCATATATGGGCAATGCGGTTGTTAATCAATTAGGTAGATCAACGACTCGTTTCGGTAATACCAATAGTGGAGAAGGTGATTTAAGTGGTGGTGGTACACCATTAGAACCATTAAGAAGTTATTACTTCGATGGTATCTTCCCAACAGAAGTTAGTTCAATAGATCTTTCATATGAAAGTGGAGATGCTATTGAAGAATATACTGTCACATTCCAAGTTCAGTACTGGATCGCAGGTTCTAATACCAGCACAGGTTCTCCATCTGATCAAACTGGTGCAGTAATAGTGTGATAAATAGTCCAATAAAGGGCATTTTTAAAATAAATCATGGCTAAGTTATTTGGGTTCTCGATAGAGGACAACGAACCATTATCTCCTGGAGTAGTCTCTCCTGTTCCTCCCAACGAAGAGGATCAGTCGGACTACTTTATGAGTAGTGGTTTTTTCGGTCAGTATGTTGATATTGAGGGTGTCTATAAAACTGAATTTGATTTAATTAAAAGATACCGTGAAATGGCTCTTCATCCTGAAGCGGATAGTGCTATTGAAGATATTGTAAATGAAGCCCTTGTATCAGATTCAAATGATAGTCCAATTGAAATTAATCTGGATCATTTAAATGCAAGTGATGGTATTAAGAAGACTATAAGAGATGAGTTTAAGTTTATTCTTGAGTTATTAGATTTCAATAGAAAGTCTCATGAAATTTATAGGAATTGGTACATTGATGGTAGATTATATTATAATAAGGTAATTGATATTAAAAAACCTCATGAGGGAATACAAGAATTAAGATATATTGACGCAACTAAAATGCGTTATGTAAGACAGCAGAAGAAGCAAGAAGGTGATAAGTTTAAAACTGCTGTTATGAATAGTGGTAATCCGATGGATTATGAGTTTCCTGAAATAGAGGAATACTTCGTATATAATCCTAAGGTAAATTATCCGAGTACAAATCCTACTTCAACGGGACAAGGTGGTATTAAATTTGCAAAGGATTCAATTACATTTTGTACTTCAGGATTAGTAGATAGAAATAAAGGAACAACCTTATCATATTTGCACAAGTCCATCAAAGCCCTTAATCAACTAAGAATGATTGAGGATAGTCTTGTTATTTACAGACTTTCCCGTGCTCCAGAGAGAAGAATTTTCTATATTGATGTTGGTAATCTACCGAAAGTAAAGGCAGAACAATATCTACGTGACGTGATGATGAGATATCGTAACAAACTTGTATACGACGCATCTACTGGAGAGGTTCGAGATGACAAGAAGTACATGGCAATGCTTGAAGATTTCTGGCTTCCTAGAAGGGAAGGTGGACGTGGAACTGAAATTTCTACTCTTCCTGGAGGACAGAATCTTGGAGAGATCACGGACATCGAATACTTCAAGAAGAAATTATACAAGGCACTAAATGTTCCTATCTCTAGAATAGAAGGAGATGGTGGATTCAATTTAGGTCGTTCTTCTGAGATACTTCGTGATGAAGTTAAATTCAGTAAGTTTGTTGGACGTTTGAGAAAGAGATTCTCAGCTATGTTCAGTGATATGTTGAAGACTCAACTCTTACTTAAGAATGTAATTACCACTGAAGATTGGAATATAATGGAGGAGCATATTCAATATGACTTCTTATATGACAATCACTTCACTGAATTAAAAGAAGCAGAATTGCAAACAGAAAGACTAGCTCTTCTCACTGCAACCGAACCTTATATTGGTAAGTACTATTCTAATGATTGGGTAAGACGTAATGTTCTGCGTCAAACTGATGTAGAAATTACTGAACAGGATGATCAAATTGAAAAAGAAATTGCAGATGGCACTATACCTGATCCTGCAGATATGATGTTAGATCCAGAAGGTAGTGGTGGATTAAGACCAATGCCAATGCCAGAAGAAGAACCAGGTGTAGATACTGCAGATGCTGATTTAAGATCAACTGCTGTAGATAGTGCAGTTACTAAATCTAACATCAATCAAACACCTAAGGGTGGAGAAATATAAATACAACTAGTTAACATTTGAACACACATAAAATGGATGAATTAATGGATATGATTGGTGCGGATGAGTCTGCTTCTCAGATAACTGATAAGATTAAAGACTTATTGTATGCAAAATCAGCTAATAAGGTTGATCTTGCTCGACCTTTTGTAGCAAGTTCCCTTTTTGGCGAACCATCTGAGGATGAAAGTGATATTGAAACTGAAGCTGAACTTGAGGTTGAAGAACCTGAAGAAGAGGCAGAGGAATAACTGCTAAATAACTATTAAATGGACTTTAAAGAATAATGGCACATAGACCAGTAGTGGGAACGGGTATTTCTTTTACAGCTGTAGCAGCTGGAACGGCAACTACTTCGTTTGCCATAAAATCCCCTTATCTGAGAATAACTCCTAGAGCTGCAGGAGTACATGTCTCTGTTTCTCAAACTGCTGTCACACCTTCGGTAGGTGAGGGTGATTACTATATTCCTTCAGGAACATCTGAGACTCTTTCGATGTCCAGATATTCTCAGAGAATAATAGCAATTACTCAGGCAAATGGATGCGTTTTAACATGTCCTGAAGGCCAACAAATGCCATTTAACGTTGGAAACTATGTAACTTTGATTGGTGCTAATGATGTAAACTATGATAATAAGATTACACATGCATTAGTAACTAAAGTTGATAATAATTCATCACAGTATGATGGCACATGGCAAACTAAGTTGACACTAGATGTTGATACAAGTGGTATTACTACTGCCTTTACTTTCACTGAAGCAAATGGTGATGTTACTTTATATTCTTCTGCAAGATGTGCAGCAAAAACTGACGGTGCATCTACCGATGTTAATATTATACAAGTTCAAACTACAGGGGATGCCTGATGAAACTCATTAGAGAAGAAATCGAAAGCGTAGAATTTCTCGTTGAAACTCGCAACGGTAGGAAGTCTATGTATATTGAGGGAGTTTTCCTTCAAGGAAACATTAAAAACCGTAATGGTAGAATGTATCCAATGGAGACACTTCGCAAGGAAGTTTCTCGTTATAATGAGAATCATGTTCAATCAGGAAGAGCACTTGGAGAATTGGGTCATCCTGATACCCCAACTGTGAATCTCGACAGAGTTTCTCATAAAATAGTATCACTTAAAGAAAGTGGTGCTAATTTCATTGGTAAGGCTAAGATTCTTGGCACACCAATGGGTAAGATTGCATCTTCACTTATTGATGAAGGTGTCAAACTTGGTGTTTCATCTCGAGGAATTGGTTCATTAAAACCAACTCGTGAAGGGGTAAATATAGTAGGTGATGATTTTATGTTAGCAACTGCTGCTGACATAGTTGCTGATCCTTCTGCTCCCGATGCTTTTGTTGAGGGAATTATGGAAGGTAAAGATTGGGTATGGGATGGGGGTATTTTGCGTGAGAAGTTCGCACATAAGACCTACAAAACCATCAATACTTTGGTTGATCAGAAAGCGTTAGACGAGAAAAAACTCGATCTATTTAACAATTTCTTATCAAACATATAAAACTTCTAAATAAATATAGGTTTAATTACAGGAATCGGAGAGTTTACAAATGTCTCGTGGCACAAAATTACAAAGAATGGAAGAAGACGTAACCCAATCCAAGACTGCTGTTAACGCAAACGCAGCACCTGGGGATTCGGCACTTCCAAAGCAAGGTAGTAATGCAGCTGGTGTGAAAACACCTGGCAATACACCACCTTTCGAGGATTTAGGAGGCCCTACACCAGAAAACTATAGTCCTACTAATGATTCGGCTAAGTTAAATACACCTGGCAAAACTCTCAAACAGGTTAAGGATGTAGTTAATAAAAATGCAACTTCAGGAGATCAAGCTATGCCTACTGAAAAGAAATTTAAAGAAGAGGAAGAGTTTGAAGGTGAAGTAGTTGCAGAAGATGAAGTAACTACAGATGAAGTAGTTGCTGAAGAAGAAGTAGAAGAGTATAACATCGATGATGATGTTAATGCACTTCTCGGTGGTGAAGAACTCACCGAAGAGTTTAAAGCAAAAGCAAAGACAATCTTTGAAGCTGCTATTAACTCAAAAGTTGCTGAAATCCGTGCTACTATTGAAGAGGAGCACGAGGCAAGAATCGCTGAAGAAGTTGCTGAAGAAAAAGAAGCACTTCAAGAACGTGTAGACTCTTATCTTGAGTATGTCTCAGATGAGTGGATGGAAGAGAATACTCTTGCCATCGAGCACGGACTCAAAGCAGAATTGACTGAATCATTCCTTAGTGGAATGAAGAGTCTTTTTGAAGAAAATTATGTATCAATCCCTGACGATAAATATGATGTGCTAGAAAGCATGGTAGAAAAACTAGATGACATGGAAACCAAGCTCAATGAGCAAATAGAAAAGAATATCAATCTCAACAAGAGTCTCGCAGAGGCAACTGCTGATGGTATCCTTGAATCTGTTTCTGATGGATTAGCGTCCACCCAGAAGGAGAAGCTCGCTTCACTTGCTGAAAGTGTAGAGTTTGAAAGTGAGACACAATATCGTGAAAAATTGAAGACATTGAAGGAATCTTATTTCACTTCAAGTACTTCAACTGCTAATAGAACTGAAACCCTAACAGAAGGTGAAGCTGCTGCACCAGAAACTTTTTCTGGATCAATGGAATCTTACCTTAAGACACTTTCAGCATTCAAGCAGTAAACTGATTTAAATATTAAACAAACTAAACTTTACGTATAAAAGCAAATGTTCCAATCAGAACAGTTGCAGGAAAAGTGGAAGCCTCTTCTAGAGTATGAGGGTTGCGAGAAAATCTCAGACCCCCATAAGAGAGCTGTTACTGCTGTCCTGCTCGAAAACCAAGAAAAATTTTTAAGAGAAACCTCTGCATTTGAGCAGGGTGGATCATTACTAAACGAAGCCGTCCCAACAAACCACGCTAACGCTGCTGGTGCATCTGGTGGTTTTGGATCTGATGCTGCTGCAGCAGGCCCACAAGCTGGTTTCGACCCCGTTCTAATCTCATTGATTAGACGTTCAATGCCTAACTTGGTCGCTTATGACCTTGCTGGTGTTCAACCAATGTCTGGTCCAACTGGACTTATCTTTGCGATGAGATCCAAGTACAACGCCATGTCTGGTGGTACTGGTGGATTAACAAGTTCCGAAGCATTCTACAACGAAGCAGATTCTGCATTCTCTGGACAGGACGCAGGATTCGACCTAACTGGTGGTATGACCAGTCCTAAGGTTGGTTTCGGTACAACTGCACAGTCAGGTAACAACCCTGCTGTTCTTAACCCTGTTGGTACGGCGACTACTGAGCCTTCACCATACAACGTTGGTCAGGGTATGGCAACTGGTAGTGCTGAAGCACTTGATGATGGCACGGATGCCTTCAACCAGATGGCATTCTCAATCGAGAAGATCACCGTTACTGCTAAGTCCAGAGCCCTCAAGGCAGAGTACAGTTTAGAACTTGCTCAAGACTTGAAAGCAATCCACGGTCTTAATGCAGAAGCAGAACTTGCTAATATCCTCTCTACTGAGATCCTCGCTGAAATCAACAGAGAAGTTATTCGTACTATCTACAAGTCTGCTGAACAGGGTGCTGTACAAAACACAGCAACTGCTGGTATCTTCGACCTAGACGTTGACTCAAATGGTCGTTGGTCTGTTGAGAAGTTCAAAGGACTTCTATTCCAGATCGAGAGAGATGCTAACGCAATCGCTCAAAGAACACGTCGTGGAAAGGGTAACATCATCCTTTGCTCTGCTGACGTTGCATCTGCACTAACAATGGCTGGTGTACTTGATTATACTCCTGCACTTAATGCTAACCTACAGGTTGATCCTACAGGTAACACATTTGCTGGTGTTCTTCAAGGTAAGTATAGAGTCTACATTGACCCTTATGCTGCAAACATCGGTGGTGCTAGTCAGTCTGGTAACACAACACCTGGTAATCAGTACTATGTTGTTGGTTACAAAGGTACTTCACCTTATGATGCTGGTATATTCTACTGCCCATACGTTCCTCTACAGATGGTTCGTGCAGTGGGAGAGAACAGTTTCCAACCAAAAATCGGATTTAAGACTCGCTACGGCATTGTCGCAAACCCATTCGCAGAAGGAACCTATCAGGGTCTTGGTGCTCTTAACCTTAACTCTAACCGTTACTACAGACGTGTTGCTGTTAAAAACCTTATGTAAGCGAGACGCTTATATTGCTTCTAAAGGGATGTCATTTGACATCCCTTTTTTATTGTGTTAAGATAACTCTATTGGAACCCTCGGCCTGCAAGTCAAGGATCTTCTAATGGTTCTTTACTCTAAACTTATTATGAGTGCTACATCAATCGTCGCTGGCGATTCACGTCAACTTTTGGATGGGTGGTCACCATTCTCTAAAACACGTACTTCCATATTCCCTTGGTATACTACCCCTGTGGGTGGTATGTTTTTAAAATTTGTATCTGAAGAAGATATGAAAACTGGAAAGGGAAGGCCCACTGCTCCTAAAGATGCAGGAAAATGGAGGACTAAAGCAATGAAAAATGAACAACTAAACAAATATGCATATGGTTGTTTTCACGTCGCATGAGACCCTAAGGGGTCTCTTTTTTTTCCTAAATACTTAGAAAAGATTGAATGGCTAGTATATACGATAATCAGATAAAGAATAGAAATTTTTTATCACCTACTGGGTTTAAGTTTGTTTTAAACCGAGCACGTAAAGTTTCGTTCTTAGGTAATGAAGCCAATATACCAGGGTTGACTTTAGGAATTGCTGAACAACCAACATACCTTGGTAGAGATATTCCTTATCCAGGTGATAAAGTTCAATTTGAAGATTTTAATTTACGTTTTCTTGTTGATGAAAACTTGGAAAATTATAATGAAATATCTCATTGGATAAGAGCTTTAGGATATGTAGAATCTTTAGAAGAGATACAAGACTTTCAAAATGCAAATGCAGATTTAGAACAACCTGATAAAACACAACTAAATCTTTACTCTGATGGAACTCTTCAAATTTTAACTAGTTCGGAGAATCCTAATTTTAAAATTATGTTCAAGAATATGTTTCCGACATCATTATCCACATTAAATTTTGATGCAACAGCTGAGGATATAAACTACTTTACAGCAGACGTTACTTTCAAGTATACTATATTTAATATTACTGATTTATCTGGCAATCCCTTATGAGCGTAACTCTTGATAAACTTCAAGAGATGTGGGAAAAAGATGCGAAGATCGATAGAGATAATCTACACGAAGAATCATTGAACGTCCCCTCTCTTCATGCAAAATACTTTGAACTTTATAATACAATCTTCCTTCTAAGAAAGAAAGCAGAGCAACAAAGAAAAAATATAAGACATGAAAGGTATGAGTACTTTTCAGGGAAGGCAGATCCAGATGTCTATATAGAGAACCCCTTTCCTAAAAAGATAAGGGATAAAGATACTATGCAAAAATATTTGGATGCAGATGAAAGACTATCCAATAGTTCCCTAAAAATTGATTATTATGATACAATGTTAGTATACTTAGAGAGCATCCTTAAGGTGATACAAAACAGAACGTATCAAATTAAAAATGCTATTGAATTCATGAGATTTAATTCAGGATTAGGATAATGACACCACAAGCTATCGAACAAATACCACTACAATTTCAAGTTGTAAATCCCATGAATTATGGGTGGTTTATGTCTAGATTACCTCAACAACATATTGATTATTTGTGGAGAATGATCAATAAAAAGAAAGGGGAATCTCATAAAGAACATTTGATAGGAAATATTAGCAGTAGTTATGTTCTAGAAGATGAAAATGATTATTTTTTCTTGAATGTATTAGATCCTCTTGCTAGACAATATCATGATAAAGCTGGGAATCAACATCCCATGAGACAATATCAGAGAGAACTATCTGACTACAGATTATCATTAGATAGTTTCTGGGTTAACTTTCAAAAGAAACATGAATTTAATCCATATCATGATCATGGAGGAGTTTACTCATTTGTTATATGGTTGAGAATTCCATATGAACATGCAGAACAAAATAGTCTTCCTTTTTTAGATGGAATTAAAGAACAAGATAGAAAAGCAGGAATGTTTGAATTTCAATATTATGATATCTTTGGGAGAGCCACTCATCATGGATATAAATTAGGAAAAGATGTTGAGGGAGTAATGTTATTTTTTCCTGCAATGTTTAAACATACTGTATATCCATT